GGCACGTGCGGCAACGCCTTTGCGGTCTAACTTCATGTATTTAAGCTCCAGTGGGAGTGAATCAGCGACCAGTACGTCGCTACCTGCGCGGCCGGTTTCGACCAGTGCAACGTGGTTCCCGACGATGTCACGCATGACGCCATCAAACGCTTCGCCATCAGGTGTTTCGCCGGGAGTCATGTCAGCGACGTACTGATACGACGATGACAGTTCTTTCTGTTCTTCAGTCTCGATACCCGCGATGGCCGAGTTGTCCCAGACGGAAAGCCCGTTGGTGAGATAGGTGCCATCGAAATCACCACCAGAGTGCGTCGTACCTACGCGGTATTCGCGAGGCGGGTCGCCAGGGAAGTCAGGGGTATGGATGCAGAGAACAGGGATGTTGTTGAATGTTGGTGCGGCTTTCTTCAGTTCATCAGGGTGTCGGTACAACCGGTAAATCTTGTCCGGCTCTAAACCCAGCGCTTCAGCATTAGGAATCTCACGCCCGTAGTAGGGGCAAACATTCGCCTTGCTGATGTTGCTCTTTGTGACCTGAAGCCTGCCGTTACCATCAAATGAGCGCACGGATGCGCGGTCAAACGCTAACCGTTCGATAGTCATGTGTGATTCCGTTTAGTTTATCTTGCGCAGCATTGGCGCTCTGTGGCACCAGGGGAAATAATTAATTGGCATGACTGATTGATAGCGAACAACCCTGCCGCAGCATGTGCATCGGTACTCTGTCACCTCACCCTCCAACTAACTCAATCCGGGAATAACCGGCGACCATGTGCAGCGGCAGTTAATCTCCTCGCCTGGAAGAGTCCACTTACCATCAAGATATAAGCCTTTCGAAAGGTCGAACTTCTGACCATCAGCCTTGATGTGTGACTGTCGAGGCTCTTTGCCAGCGTGAGAGTGTCGCCAGATGCCCTCAGTGATGCCAAGCGACTGTTGTCTGGCTGTCTGCATAACTGCGGTGGCTTTGTTGTTCTGGTCACGTGCGATGAGTGCTGCGCGGCGGCGCGTGATGCCATATCGATTTTGTAGCTCATCAGTCAGCGTCGAAAGGTCACGTCCCCGGCTTACCGACTGCATCACCAGCGTTTGCACCTGCGTGAGGTATTGCTCAGGGATGCTAGTTATCAGGTTAACGTTTTCCGTGATGGTCGCCTGCAATGCGTTGTTCATCGCTGACGTCATCTTGAATGGCACAGTAAATCCCGCCGTCTCCAGCGCGTTATAAAGCGACACGTCAGAGTTTTTCATGGCATCACCCGCAAAACGCTGAGCAAGCTTTGCGGCCACATCATCGAAACGCCTCTGACAGCGCTTTGCCAGTTTCTTCATCGCGTCCCGCATAAACACAGCAGGCGAAGCATCCATTGCCATAGCGCCGGATGCCCGGTAATTCGCCTTAAGCCAGTAGACCACCGAGTCGTTCATTTCGGTGATGAGATTATCAAGCTTGCGGCGATACCAGGCTTCGACTCCAGCGTTAGGTCTTGTCGGGCGGATCGTTTTCGGACTCGGCTTCTTCGTTTTCGTCGAAGTCACCTTCTTCGATTTCAATGTCATCGCTTAAGTCCAGTGAGTGATAGGGGCTGTCAGGGTCGTCCGCAATCTTCTCGCGAATGTCGTTGGCTGACAGTGCCTGCACCTGAGTGACGTAAACTGCATCAGTCTGCGCATCAATCAGGCGAATCTCTGCCTTCTCTTTCGCGCTCATCTCATACAGCGGTTCGAACTCGAAAAAGATATCGGGGTCGATATCGCCAAACTCAGAAAGCTGAATAACGTCCAGAATCCGCTTCAGCGGTGCTTTGAACATCGACTGCTGTAACGAGTGGATGTAGTCGTAGAAAACGCGAATCTCGCCGTCTGTTGAAGCATTCAGCCCATTGGGTGTGATGCCAAGCAGCTTAACGAGCGGAATGCCAGAAACGGATGACATGTGCTCCTGAGACTGTGCCTGTAACGTATCGAGGCCAGACAGAGGCGCGTTGACGAATTCTACTGTTTCGGGGTTATCTTCCGTGTTGTTTTTTGCGAAAGCGCCACGGTTGTCGCGGCAGCGGTTGAACAACTCAAGTCGGTATAGAACTGGGTCAACAGGTCCGCCTGTCAGTGCGCTGGACATGTTTGTGCCAATCACCGGGATGCTGAACGAGTGAATCATGTCACTCACACTGTCACGTGTACGCAGCCAGTTGTTAACGTATGGCTCTGCAATCTGAATCAGTGACAGACCGCGAAAGTTATATGAAGCCTTAAGCAGGTCAGGCACCTGGCGAGACACGAAATCAACCATGCGGCTTGCGTGCACTGTCTTGCCCATCACAAACCATTCGGTCGGCTTGTAGAAATCAGGGCTCAGCGGGTTCTGTGCGTTGTATACGCCGGGGTAGGTCCAGACAGGCTCAATGACCTGAAAACCCTGCAAGCTGCCTTTGGGTATCTTTTTGTCGCTGATGAACAGCTTGCTTTGCAGCTCGTTGTCATCCGTCCAGGCAGATACGTTCTTCGGTGACAGCACATCGATATAAATCTGGCCGCCACCAAAATAACCATCATGCTCAGCAGCCTCTCGGAACTTCTCGCGAACCTGGAAGCGCTCCATTGCATCGACCAGTTGCTTTACGCGATCTGACTTATCATCATCACCAACGGTTTTAAGCTTGATCCACTTACGCGTCATCTCTTCCGAGATTGTGCCGACCATCTTGCGGTATTCAGGCTTCTGAGCCATTGCTGCCAGATAGGGATAGCCAGGAAAGTTGTCGAGGTTGCCGTAGCCATATCCCATCGCGTAAGCATCATTCAGCGCGCCGTAATCCGTTGAGTCCATCGCAAGAATGCCGCCCCGGATTGATTCGGGAATGACACCTTTTGGTGGCTCATAGCGCTGGAATTCGCGAGGGGGTTTGGCGTGTACTGCGGATACTGCATCGGGGTTAATCTTCATCTGAGCCCTTTCTGGCTCTTTCACCGGCTCAGGAGCGGTGATTTTCTTTTTCTTAAACCACCACATCAAATTCTCCCGAGTTGGCTTGGATCGATGACCATTGGCTTCCTGATAAGTGGTGCGAACGCCATAATCAATGAGTCAGCCATGTTTGGTGACGGTATGCCGCGCTTCTTCATGTCCTTCTTGCTCTCAACCTTCACCTTGCCATTGCCGTCATAGTCCACCCAAGGGCGGGACAGTTCGGCCTTAAGGTATTCAAGCTTCTTAATTGAGGATGAGAGGCTAATGAGTTCGTCAGGCTTGTATTCGAGGGTGCAATTCGGATCTGCTTTACGCGCCTCAACGCAGCGCCATGTTTTATAGAATCTGTCGCGCACATGCCACCAGGCCTGAGCCTTGATATTGGCGAACATGTCTTTGTTCTTTTTCCCTGCCAGGTATTCAGATTCGGGGTGCAACACAGCACCACCGGCATTGAAGCCCTGAATATTGACCTTGGCTATGCGGCCAAGTTGAGCCTTAACGCCAGCACCTACACCGATGGAGTCGTAGATAATCTCGTCGGCCTGCTGCTGTTCGGCGTAGAGATTCACTCGGTTAGATGACTCAATAACGTCGCCTTTATCCCACTCCTGAACATCCACAGCTACGGAGCCATGACGCAGGGTTAGCGCGTTACTGTCCTCACCTTCGTCTGCAACGTCGAAACCAACGCGCCTCTCACCAGCAACATCGAAGCCAAGTAGGTTGTGCGCGTCTACAGCAGCAGCAATCCATGAAGGCTTGATGATTGCCATGTCACTGTCAGCAACCGGCTCACCTTCCCAGATGTGCAGGTAAAGGTCATAGTCACGCCTTTTGCACTCAGCCATCTGCGCCGGTAGCGGCGACTCATTGAAGAAAGGGTTGTTATTGTAATTCGCCTTAAGCACAACTGCGCCTTCAGGCGGATTTACGATGAATCGTTGATATGTATCGTCGAGAATGTTCTTGGGGTTAAAGCTGACCCAAATCTCTGAGTGTTTGTCACCACGAATAGACGGTATCAGAACATCCCATGAATCCTTCGTTACGGCTTCAGCCTCTTCAACCCAGCAGATACCAACGCCCTGAATAGATTTAATCTTAGTGACATTGTTCTTGATGCCAGAGAACACAAAGCTTGCCCCGGTAGCGAGATGGATAATTGTGTTTTTCTGGATATCAAACTCATGCGAGTAGTGAAGGCGGTCAATAGTCTCGCAAAGCAGCTTGTGTACTGAGTCGCTGATGGAGCCCTGAAACTCACGGGTGCAGAGAATAACCGTTTTGATGCGACGGGAAATCTCGACCGCAAGCTCAGCAAAGAAATATGACTTACCACTTCCCCTTCCACCGTAAGCCACTTTATAAGGTGCGCTCTCAGCGAAAGGGCGAAAGTGTGGGTTAGCCATTGAATATATCCTTGATGGAGCGAGTCTCGACCGTTACGCCACCGCTAATTTCTGTTTTCTCTTTGAACGCCTGAACATCGACATGCTTGCCGAGCAGCTCAAGGTTCTTCACCTTGTCAGGCCATTTGATCTTTTTCAGGAATCCGGGGTCATCGCCTGACATCTCAGTGACGTCCATTCCAGACAAGGTTGTGCGCCAGGTCTTGGGCCAGTCCTTAATCGGCTTCAGTTCACCATTTGGGAGCAGGATGTCGAGAACATCCATCTGGTCAATCTCAACTAAGCGACGAAGTACATATGCGGCATCAATGCCAATCTCTTCATTCCTCTCGGCCTTAAGCTCAGAGATGCGAGATTGGACCATGACATTTGATAACAGGCGGCTTGCCTGTTCTTGGGCGGTTTTAACGCTGTAGCCCGCCCTGATGGCAGCCTGAGTGCCATTTAAGTCTTTCAGGTACTCACGGGCAAACAGCTCTTGTTTGTCGGTGAGCTTTGCCATGTTATTTCTCTTTTGCCAAAGGGTTTAAAACGGTCACCTGAATCATATCAGCGACCCTGCGTTTAACTTCTTCAGTAAAAGCGAATGCTGTTTCAGCATTTAATGGTTTACCCGCCATTTCCTTTTCCACATCTGAAGCAACTGCGAAAATTTCGTCACTTGTAGGGGCAGAGCATGAAAGTTGAACAGTTAACATTGTCATTTTTATCTCCCGAACATTCCGAATTCGCGCGTTTCATACTCAACGTCCAATTGAATTGTTTCTGCCTTGTTAGGATTAATAACAAATGAAGTGCTTTTGGTACCTGAGATATGCTCGGATTGCCATACCTGAAATGATTGGTCCACATGGTCTGGTAGACACCTCATCCAACCACTCACCACCCTTCCACCCGGAAAGGTGGCGGTTACGTTAACCTGTTTAATTATTTTTCCCATGAAGCCCTCAATACAGCACTTCCTGACCACTAATAACTGTGGCCACGATGCTGGATGTTCCGGTTTTAGTAAGCAGCACCGATTTACCCGCGGGCACATCGAAGCTGAATGATTTTGTCTTTTGCAGGTTACCAGCCAAGCCTAACAATATACCGTCAGCCATGCGGGCAACTTCTTTTCCATCTACAGTGGCGACTATCTGAAGTGTCTGCCCTACTGTAAGCGTGGCAGTAAGTGTGTAACTGATGGTGTAACTTACCCGAGCATTTCGGTTAGCATCGACAGTGAACGCCGTTCCTACCGGGCGACCACCTGAAGCGATACCGTTAAACACCGGCGTGGGTGTTGCGCTGAGTCCATCGAGTTTCTTCTTGTCATCTCCGGACATGAGGCCTGGCGTGGTTGCTGTTGCATTGGTAGTAGTTGTTGCATTATTACCAGGTGCGCCTGCTGGAATACCAAAGTTGACTATATAATTTGGAGACTGACCGGTTATCTCGACTGTCGCTTTACTGCTGCTTGATAACGTAGTAACTGTCCCTACCGTTAGCTTGTTGGTTAGTGCATCCTGACCGGCAGGAATGCCAAAATCTACTTTGAAGCTTGGGTATGACCCACTTATTTGAGCAGTAGCATTGGAGCCAGCCTGAAGCGTTTTAACCGTTCCGGTTGTAATGCTCGGATTTTCTGGTGTCAGACCATCCGCAGGTGCGGGAATTTTTATGTTAATGGTGAAGTATGGATAACTACCTTCAACGTTAATCTGAGGTTCACTGCCATTTGGCAGCATTTCAATGCTACCTGCGCTCAGGCTAACATCATCAGCATTCTTTCCGGCTGGAATAGCGAAGTTAACCAGATA